TACACTCCAGGTAGCCGTTGGTGTCCCACTGGTAAAGGTTGGGGTTTGAGGGTGTGGAAGGGTTCGGGTAAATTACGTAGGTGGGAGGTGACAAAAAATTGTTCATGGTGTAGAGGCTGTTGGATGGGTCGGGAGCTATGCGCTGGCCGAACGTGGGGCTGGTGGGATCAACATCTCGCACCGTGAAGAGTGAGTACATATTATTCAGCTCAACTACGATGTCCACCTCGGACTGCTGAATGGCGATTAACGGGAGGGCAGAGCCCACATCCTCGCAGAACCAAAAGTGGAGGGGAATAGTCAAAACAGTTCCCTGAATAGAAGGCTCGGCAGCGGCGGTGGCCGTGGAAATTGCGTGGGGGTACTGGTTGTTTCTGCCGTAAGCGTTGGCCGGATCGTTGTACTGAGGCAGGTTCCCAACCATCGTGTTGATAACATCCTTTTTGTTTGAGGAATAAGTGAGAGCCGCGTAAAGCTTCATCCACTCGCCAGTGTGGTTCACGATTTCCTGGCTGTTGATCTGGACGGAGACATTGTTGATCATATTGTAGCCGAGGTTGGGAATCCACTCAAACTCGTATCCAATCGCCTGCGAGGAAGCGTTGATTGGGGAGCCCACAGGAATGGGTTTCGTAATTGGAACCACTGGCGAGTAAATTGGGGGCAGGGTTATGCTCAAATAACAATCGTGTAGCAGCTGGGCGTTCCTATCAATGCGAGCGCTCAAAGTAAGGCTACCAGTTCCGGGAACGTAAAGATTAGTGTTCTTAAATGAAACACGAAAGTGTTCCATTGCAAAGTCAGTGTGCCGCTTGTACATGCTGCGGAAGTGGGTAAAGGAGGGGTTTCCGTTCACAAGCTGATCTTGCGCCCCTTTAGCCACCAATTGCATTAATCCGCCCGTCATCTCTTGTTATTTATTACGACGATAATGAAAACCTTTATTACTGCGTGGTACGGACTTCGTTCGAGTTGCCGCCCTTGTTGGACGTTCCATTACACTTGGCGCACAGACCCACCTTCGTCTGTAGCGTCGTGACCGTACAACTACAAATCCTGATACGAGAGAGTGTCTTACCGATATTGCCGGTCTGCTGGCTCTGAAGCACGTAGTCAGCCGTGTTGAATGCCTTAAAGTTCGTCCAGTCCGAAGCCATGTTGCGATACTTGGAAGTTCCCGTAGTTCTTGGAATCAATAAAGACACGTTGCGGGTGCTCTGGAGAATGGGAAGTTCGGTGGAAGCATTCTCGGAGTTGTTCCATTTGCCCCGACCCAGTGCTCGTAGTTTCTTCATGCGCGTCCAGTCGCTTGAAGAAGTTAGGCGCGTTCCTGCTTGGGTATTTGACATGGTTGCTCCACTAAAAGCGTTTGAGACGGTTGCCATATTTATGAAACTACAGAGGTAAAAAACCTGATCTCGCCAAGAGATGTTCTGAGGCCAATTTTGAGTAGGCGCTGCGTATCCTCAAAAGCCATAAAGTCAAACACTTCGTTCGTGTCCGGGTCCAAAATCATCATGATGCCCTTCACCCTGATTTTCTGGAGCTTGCGCGCCTTTCGCACAATATTGCGCATATAAAGAGTGTCCTTTTCCTCGGACATGTAGTTCGGGCGGAAGGCCAGGTCTTCGGGCTTGGAAGTGGTGTCAAAGCGCATGCACTGGATCACCGGCTTCTCGCGCGAGTGGAGCTTGCGGTGGATCTCGCAGTCTATAGCCGCCTGCTTCAAAATCAAGGAAATGTTCTTAATAATTCTGGACTTGCGATAGCTCACTTCGTAAAGGTACTCGTCGGATGTCATAAACGCCTGGCGTGGCTCTCCGCCCTCATACCGCTTTAGAGACGTGTCGTTGCGCCGAATGGACACGATATTTGGGCCCTCGCTGGTCGTCATTTGGGACTCGGAGAAAACTGAAAGGTAGAGCTTGACCCGGACGGTGCGTTCTTCCAGTGGAAGCTTCTTGTGAGAGCAGATACGGATGGCGCGTCCAATGACCTGATCAATACGAGCGGGATTCCAGTAAGATTCCATGATGTAGACGTCGCGCACGTCGGCGAGCGTAATACCTTCCGCGGCGGCCGAAGACCCCATGAACACGCAGAGGCGGTGGTCTTTTATTGAGTCTTTCAAAGTCTGGGGGAAGGTGTCGGCATAATCCTGGTTAAAGATCTGGCGATACAATTCACGCTCCTCCTCGTTTCCGCCCACGAACATCGCATAAGCCGGCTTCTCCTTGTCCATCGCAGAATCTTCTTCCCAAATTCCCTGCTTTTTTACCAATTTATAAGCCTGAAATCCATTAGCTTCTAACACGGCGGCGAATAGCCCCAGACCTTCGAGGGACTTGTATTGGGAATAAATAAACTGATTTTTGTATCCCTTGACATTTTCTGTAATGTCCGCGAGCATCTGGGCCATCTTGGGTGAATAGATTTTTAGGGCTTCAGGTGACAAATACTTTGCGGGATCCTTTTTCAAAGCCTCTAAAACATCGGGCTTATCAACTAAAGTTTCTTCAGTTGTATTTTCGTCAATTTTATAACGAAGTTCAGGCGGAATAGCATAGTTACATGAAAGACGAGATGTCATACGAAACGACCCAAAATCCGAATCTAATTCAGACTTCATTCGCGCCTGCCTCTTTTCGCGCTGGATTTCTTCCCATCGGGCTTCCAAATATCTTAAGAACTGCTCGTCGGACATCGTGATTTTGGTTAGGGTGGAATCTTCGTCCAGCCTTTTAGGTAGTAAACGCTCATCAGCACCTTTGTAATAAGAAACCAATCCTTGAATTCGGCGGGCAAACAGCAAAGGGTTCTTGATGGAAAGACCATCCACAAATGTGTTCACGAACTTTTCAAAGTCGGTCGGTAAACATTCAAGCTTTTCTACGATCATGCGGTCGGAATCCGCCAGTTCAGTGCCTCCGAACTGGGTCTCAAACTTGGTCTTCCAGGTCTTTGTCCACTCTTTCATGTCCGGATTCTGGTCCATATCCTTGTTGTATTTGACAGCTATGCGCTCGCCTTTATCGTTGTATTCGCTCTGGAAATAGGGAGGGTTGCGGGTCAACATAATAATGCGCTTCACAGAATTGTATTCAATTGTGTCAATGTCCTTTATGGAACGGAAGAAAGCAGTCATCAATGCCTCATCCCATGAAATTGCGGATTTAGTTGGAATACTTATTTGCTCAATAGGGCCCCGCAGCAAGTTCATTAAATAGGCGATTTCGTTTGGGCGGTTAATAATAGGCGTTCCGGAGAGGCATACCACCTTTGCGTTCTTGGCGTTATAGATCATGTCATAAAGCCGGCGCTTGATTTCACGGTCATTCACTACGCTTCCAATCAAGTTATGGGCTTCGTCAATGATGATCACTGAATTATCAAACATGTGANGTTGGTCGGGAGGAAGAACTTTGTCCACGTTTGCGGATGAAAGGCCGTTATAGTTAATAAAAGTGAAGCGAGAATCTAAAATATTATCAATTTGAGCTTTGATTACGGTTTGGGCTTTGGCCGACAGAGTACGAAAGTTGGGCTGACGATCCGGGATAGTTACAAAAAACTGACCATTCTCAGCCAGAAAAGTTTCAGATATACCCATACCTTTAGCTTGCTCTGAATCCTGCGCCGAGCGAGGCTCCCAGTGCTGCTCAAACGCGTAGATTGGGTCCCCNCACTTGCGAATCTCAGCCCGGTAGTTGGCCTGGAGTGAAGCGGGGAGCATTATAAAGACCTTGTTGGTGGTCATCAAAGATTCGGCTACGGCAATAGAAGAACATGTCTTGCCTGAGCCCAGGCCGTGATACAACAAAAGTCCGCGATAAGGAGTTTCAATTAGCAAATAGTCGCGCACGAGCTTCTGGTATGTAAAGAGCTCGCGGCTGTTGGTGGGACCGCCTTGCTTCCGACAAAGATCCTCTTCCGTGTCCAGCGGATCTACGTCCGTGTTGCGATAATTATGTTTCAAAAAGATGCGTGTTATTGAATCGGAAAATGCTTTGCGATTCGGTAATACGTACATGCCTTATTATTGGATAGAATTTTATATATAAGTTCATAATGGAGGAAATGTTCCGGAAATCGCCCAAATTGTGGATGCTCGCCATCTACCTGTTTTTGGTCGCCGCGTTTCTGTATGTGCGTCCTGCCGTTGCTTTTGGCAATCAAGGTCGGGTGCGCCCTTTCGGAGTAGGCTCTAAAGAGTCCACCGTGTTTCCGGTGTGGTGGTGGATGTTTGTTTTTGCGGTCATGTCATATCTTGCGGTGGTGTATGTTCTTGATTTTGCTCTTTAGCACTCTCTTTTTCTTGAAGCTTAGCTAACAAATTTTGCTTGAACTCGTTCATTTCGCGAAGGTTGGATACACATACGGCCTTCTCAGAATTATTGTTTAAAGTAACNGAAGTCATCCACGCCATAATCATTGTTAAATAACCTACTGCCAGCATCTGCGTTAGTCCGGCGGGAACTCCAAACGATTCCAGTGTGCTTGCGAACGGATTGCGAATTAACAAAAAGGAAGATGCTAGCCCATACACTAAAGTGGGTGCGAAAGCAAAAATAGATCCCTGTTTCAGCGATTCCAAAAAGTTTATCTTGGAACATTGAAGTTGGGTTGAAAAAAGTGAAATTAAAGTTCCAGACACTGCCATGACGCCATAAACAACTACCAAAGAAAGGCCCAGCGATCTCCAGTCCATTTGTTTATACTGCGGTTTGTGTTTTCACCTTTTTCTCAAGTTCTGAAATCATTTTTTTGCGCTCGGAGTAGTGTGGCCTTGTAATGTTTCGGCACTCCTTTAGTGTCTTCCACTCCACTGCCGAGACTTCGCGGCGCTGGACGGCGGTTAGTCTTCCATCCAACGTGAACTGGCGCGAATCTTTGAGAAGGGCGACGAAATATGTGTGGCGATACGAAACTCCATTTGTGCCCACAAAGGTCTCGCTGAAGTTGATGTTGGGAAAGACTTTGTAGGCGGAAGTTTCAATGTTGGTTTCTTCAAAGAATTCTCGGACAGCGCAATCCACATCTGTTTCGCCCCGCATGCGCCTGCCTTTCGGAAACCCCCACTCCGGATCCTTGAACTTCGCAGGCGTTTCCTGTAAAAGTTCATGAATGGGCATTGATTCAAACTTTGAATGAGCACACCGATACTCTTCCGAGTCAAGTTCGCGCCCGTTTCCCCAGAGCTTGCGCCACAACTTCTCGAAGTTTTTTTCCGAAATGAGTTGGTGCTCCAGTGCAGTCATGTTAGACAGCAGCATCTT